GAGGATGAACTCAAAGCGAAGCGCCAGCACTTCGTCCATTACGGGTACATACCGGGATTTGGATTTTACTACTTCGGCCTTATTCACCTTATCGGGGGACACAGTAAAGCTGCAACGTCCCTCCTTCGCCAACTGGTCGATGCAGGAACCCTTAGTAACTTACCCGGAGGACTCAAATCCCGAGGACTTCGAATTAAGGGAGATGATACGCCGATTGCACCCGGAGAATGGCGAGATGTAGACGTTCCGAGTGGTGCAGTGCGGGACAACATCCTGCCGCTGCCGTACAAAGAACCAAGCCAGACTCTCTCACTTCTCCTCGACAAAATCATTGAAGAGGGACGCCGCTTCGCTGCGGTGTCTGATCTCAAGATTAGTGATATGTCGAACCAAGCGCCGGTTGGTACCACACTAGCCATCTTGGAGCGCGTTCTGAAGGTGATGTCGGCTGTTCAGGCCCGCATCTACTACGCGATGAAGCAGGAGTTCAAGCTCCTCGCGGGGATTATCCGAGACAACACGCCAGATGAGTATTCGTACGAGCCTGAAGTAGGCAAGGCGAGCGCGAAGAAGTCTGACTACGACAACGTGGATGTAATCCCGGTGTCGGACCCGAACGCAGCCACCATGAGTCAGAAGGTGGTGCAGTACCAAGCCGTGATGCAGTTGGCTCAGCAGGCTCCGCAGCTTTATAACCTTCCGCTGTTACACCGTCAGATGATTGAGGTGCTGGGCGTTAAGAACGCTGAGAAGTTGGTGCCGATGCCTGACGATCAGAAGCCACGCGACCCGGTGACGGAGAACATGGACGCTATCACGGGCAAACCGCTCAAGGCGTTTATGTATCAGGACCACGAGGCGCACATCAAAGTTCACATGACGTTTGGGCAAGATCCGAAGATGGCCCAGATGATCGGGCAGAACCCGATGGCGCAGCAGATTACTGGCTCGCTTCAGGCGCACATTCTGGAGCATCTGGCGTTTCAGTACCGTCGTGAGATTGAGAAACAGTTGGGCGTGGCGCTGCCGCCGCTGCCGCAAGATGACGACAACGAGTACGACTTGCCGCCTGATATTGAGGTCAAGCTCTCGCAGGTCTCTGCGCTCGCAGCAGAACGCTTGCTCCAGAAGGATCAGGCCGAGGCTCAGGCTCAACAAGCTCAGCAGCAGATGCAGGATCCGCTCATTCAGATGCAGCAGATGGACTTGCAGATCAAGCAGATGCAGGCCCAGACCAAGCAGATGCAGGTGCAGATGGAGGCTCAGGCGAGGCAGGAAGAACTCAAGCTTCGTCAGCAGAAAGACCTGCTGGATGCGGCTGCGAAGGAGGACGAGCTTCGGCTACGCGAGGCAGAGATCTCTGGGCGGCAGCAGCTTGATGCGGCTCGCTTGGGTGCTGAGATTCAGAAGCACAAGGCGCAGGAAGAAAACAAGCAACAGCTTGAGGGGACGAAACTCGGCGTGGAAATCGCTAGAGACAAGGAACGCTCACTCGTTGAGCGCGTAAAAAGTGTACAGCCGGGCAAAACGCCCGAGAGGTAATCGATGGGTTACTCAAACGCTCTGGAGTATTTGGAAACGAAACTCAAGGAAGAGCGCACATTAATTGTAGAAAACCTGATCCAAGGCAAATTGGATGAAGGTGAATACAAACGACTTTGCGGGGCGTTACAGGGTCTCGACCTCGCTTGCAATCACATCAAAGACCTTGCAAAGAGGATCGACGAAGAATGAGTAGTATCGACGTAGAGAAAACACAACAGGAGGCGGCGAAAGCCAAGCTCCTGCCCGAACCCAAGGGCTACCGAATCTTGTGTGCTGTGCCACACGTAGAGGAGGAGTTTGAGGGGGGACTGATCAAAGCCGAGGACACCAAGCGAGTCGAGGAGCAGACCACCGTGGTGCTGTTCGTCGTGAAGCTGGGCGACCTTTGCTACAAGGACAAGGACCGATTCCCCAACGGCCCGTGGTGTAAGGAAGGCGACTTCGTTCTTACCCGTCCTTATTCAGGCACCCGCGTGGTCATCCACGGTCGGGAGTTCCGCATCATTAATGACGACACGGTGGAAGCGGTGGTCGAAGACCCCCGTGGAATCCGCAGAGCGTGAGGTAAAATATTATGGCTATTGAGCGCGAGGAATATAGATTCCCTGACGAGATTACAGAAGAAAAATCTCAAGCAAATCAAGACGATAGCGACACTATCGAAGTACAGATTGAAGACGATACCCCGCCAGAAGATCGGGGTCGTAAACCCCTCCCTAAAAATGTAGTGGAGGAGTTGGAAAATGATGACCTAGACGAGTATTCCGAAAAGGTCAAAAAGCGCCTTGGGCAGATGAAGAAAGTCTGGCACGACGAGCGCCGTGAGAAAGAACGGGCGCAGCGTGAGAAAGACGAAGCCCTGCGTTTTGCTCAGGCCCGTGAGCAAGAGATTAAGCAGTTAAAGCAGCGTATCGGACATAACGAACAGGCGTTCCTTAAAGAAGCGGAAAAGTCGGCTACGACGGATTTGGCCGTTGCTAAAGACCGCTTGAAGCAGGCATATGAGTCAGGTGACTCGACCCAAATTGCTGATGCTCAGGAAGCCCTGACGGATGCAAAACTTAAACTGCAAAACATCGCCCGTGTAAAACCCACTTTACAACAGGCAGAAGAAAGAGTAGAACCGGTCCAACAGGTACAGGAATCGCATAATCCTCCTGACCCAGCGCCCGACCCAAAGGCCGTGGCTTGGCGTGAAAGGAATGGATGGTTCGGTTCAGACGAGGAAATGACCGCCCTCGCACTTGGCCTGCACGAAAAACTGGTCCGGTCTGGTGTAGATCCTCGTTCCGACGAGTATTACCGCCGAGTCGATGAGACTATGAGGAAACGCTTTCCCGAAGCATTTGACGATGCCGAGGAGGAAGAAAGACCTCAAACGAAGCAGGCTCAAAAACCTGCTCGCACAAAACCAGCCAATGTAGTGGCTCCAGTTACGCGGAATACCGCGCCGCGTCAGGTCCGCCTGACACCGACTCAAGTTGCGATAGCCAAAAAGCTTGGCATCAGCAATCAAGAGTACGCACAAGCAATGATTGAAATGGAGAATTCAAATGGCTGAGAACAGACTCGCACGCGAAGTCGAGAACAGAGAATCCACGCAACGGAAGATGGCGTGGACCCCGCCGCAAACGCTCCCTGAACCGGAGCCGGAGAATGGCTGGGTATTCCGCTGGATACGGACCAGTATTATGGGTCAAGCAGACCCCTCTAATACGTCTGCAAAGTTTCGGGAAGGTTGGGAGCCTGTGAAGGCCGAAGATCAGCCCAAGTTGATGATGCAAGCCGATCCGAATTCCCGCTTTAAGGGCAATATCGAAATCGGTGGGTTGTTGCTCTGCAAGGCTCCAGCCGAGCTAATGAAGCAGCGTGATGATTATTACGCCAAGCAAGCACATGCTCAGTTGCAGTCGGTAGACAACAACTTTATGAGGCTGAACGACGAACGTATGCCGCTCTTTAGCGAGAGAAAGACATCGGTCTCGTTTGGCAAAGGCAAATAACTTATTTTGGAGTAATCAATGGCATATCCTACTGTTGACAAGCCGTATGGCTTGAAGCCGATCAATCTGATCGGCGGGCAGGTGTTTGCCGGTGCCACTCGTCAGCGACGTATTGCTTCCAGTGCTTCTAGCATTGGTTACGGCGACCCGCTGGAGTTTGACACTGACGGCACCGTGAAAGTAACGACCTCGACGACGACCCCTCCCGCTGGCGGTTTCGCTGGCGTGTTCTTGGGTTGTACGTTCGTGTCCTCTGTGACGGGCCAGCCGACCTATTCGCAGCAGTGGACCTCGGGCACTTCGGTCAAGGCTGGTACGTACATCATTGCGTACGTGGCTGATGATCCGAACACCCTGTTCAAGGCTGTCGGTGTTTCGGCTTCGCTCGTTGTTTCAACCACGAGCGGTTTCACGTATTCCAGCATCGGCCTAAACGTGCCGTTGGTTGCGAACACGCTGAACACGACCACGGGCGATTCGCAGCAGGGACTTGATTTCAACAACGCTGCTGTAACTCGTTCGTTGCCGATCCGTATCGTCGATGTCGTCGAAGACACGGCGTTTGTTTCGAGCGGAACTACCTACTATCCCGAAGTTATCGTGAAGTTCAATGCACCGTACCTCACGAGCGTTTCGTTGATCGTTGGTGGTCACGCTTACAACAACCCGCTCGGCGTTTAATAGGGGAGTTCTAAGACATGGCTATTTCACGTGCACAATTACTCAAGGAACTCCTGCCGGGTTTGAACGCCCTGTTCGGTCTTGAGTACAAGACCTATGGTGAGGAGCACAAGGAGATCTACGAGACTGAGACCTCCGAGCGTTCCTTTGAAGAGGAGACCAAGCTTTCTGGTTTCAGCGCCGCTCCGGTGAAGGCCGAAGGTGCTGCGATTGCGTATGACAACGCGCAGGAAGCATGGACTGCTCGCTACAGCCACGAGACGATTGCTCTCGGCTTCTCCATCACGGAAGAGGCGGTTGAAGACAACCTGTACGATTCGCTGTCCAAGCGATATACCAAGGCGCTCGCCCGAGCGATGGCGTACACGAAGCAGGTCAAGGCGGCATCTGTCCTGAACAACGGCTTTTCCTCGTCCTATGTGGGCGGTGACGGCAAGGCTCTGTTCGCGGCGGATCACCCGCTTGTTTCTGGCGGCACCAACAGCAACCGTCTGACGGCTTCTGACCTCAACGAGACTTCGCTTGAGGCGGCTGTCATTCAGATCGCTGGTTGGACGGACGAACGTGGACTCCTGATCGCGGCGAAGCCCGGTAAGCTCATCGTGCCCCCGGCATTGATGTTCACTGCCAAGCGTCTCCTCGATACGGAACTCCGCGTGGCGACTGCGGATAACGACATCAACGCTCTCAAGGCGATGGGGTCGATTCCCGGTGGCTACACGGTGAACCACTTCTTGACCGACACGAATGCGTGGTTCCTGACCACGGACGTTCCGAACGGCATGAAGCACTTCGTTCGTACCCCGCTCCAGAACAGCATGGACGGAGATTTCGACACCGGCAACGTCCGGTACAAGAGCCGCGAGCGTTATAGCTTCGGCTGGTCGGATCCGCTCGGCATGTTCGGTTCGCCGGGTTCGTCCTGATAGTTCTTTGATGAGCTAGCTGGAACTGGGGGGTCACAAGTTACCTAGAGGCTTGTGGCCCCTCTTTTTTGGTGATATACAGTCGTTCATCGGGAAAAATTGCTTATCAGACAGCCCCGACTGACGACATGCAGACTGATAAGCACAACTCGCATGTGAGGTTTTAAAATGGCACGTACTACTTTTTCCGGCCCGGTTGCCTCTGATAATGGCTTCATCGGCGCTATCGATTCGGCTTCTGCCACGATCACCAATCTGGTTTGCACGACTCTCGTAATCGGCAGCAGCATCCTGACGACGGGCAGCGTTGCTTCGGGCGTCGTAGGTTCGACCCAGTTGGGCTACCTGCCGGTCAAGATCGGAGCCACGACTAAGTACATCCCGCTGTACACCAGCCTGACTCTGTAAGATTTTGCGAGGGGGCGTAAGCCCCCTTCTTCCATTACAGGAGAGTCAGAATGGCAATGCAAACAGATGTCTTAGCCAGCAAGGTCCGCACTGACGCGGGCCAGATGCTGGATCAGAATAGCCTTGTTATTGGCCGCGCCCGTGTTAAGGCGATTTATATCGTCCCTGATACGACTGCCGGTACGGTGACGTTTATCGATGGCGGGGCAAGCGGTGCCACCAAGATTGTAGTGAACACCAAGGGTAGTTCTACTGCGCCTGATTATATGCTGCTACCGGGCGAAGGGCTGCTTTTCCAGTCCAATATCTACATCATCCCGTCAGCCGTCGTCTCAACGATGGTGATTTATGGCTAAAACCCCGGCATGGCAGCGCAAAGAAGGCAAAAACCCTGCTGGTGGATTGAACGCCAAAGGCAGGGCTTCCTATAACCGCGCTAATCCCGGTAAGCCGGGGCTGAAGCGACCGCAGCCTGAAGGCGGTGCCCGTAAGAGATCTTTCTGCGCCCGGATGTCGGGAATGAAGAAGAAACTTACGAGTGCTAAAACGGCTAACGATCCTAACAGCCGTATCAATAAATCCTTGCGAGCATGGAACTGTTAAATCATGGAAATGCTCGTTTGGAACATGGTTCTCACGGGAATCGTGGCGATATTGAGTTTTGTGGTTAAGGAGAAGTTTGCCGAGTTACAAAGACTCGGCATTTTGCTTAATAAAACTCGGGAAGAAGTAGCGCGTGACCACATCACCCGTGCAGAAGTCCGGGAAGATATGAGGCAACTGATTGACCGGCTTGAGAAGTTGGATCAGAAAATAGACCAACTAATCAAAAACACTAAATGATTTAGAGGCAATTTAAATGAAAGAGTCCAAGGCAATGATGAAGAAAGAAGTGTCCTTTATGAAAAAGAAGGGCGCTCCGAAGTCCATGCTGAAGCACGAAATGGCTGAGATGCGTGGCATGAAGAAAGGTGTGAAGAAAATGGCTGGAGGCGGTTCTACCGGTTCCTTCCGTCGTCAGGCCGATGGCATTGCCAGCAAAGGCAAGACCAAGGGCAAAATGGTCAAGATGATGGGCGGCGGCTACTGCGGCTAATTGAGGCGATCATGAAACGTAAAATGCGAAAATTTGAAATGGGGGGTCCGACCAACTACGCCGAATCTGGCGGTGGTGGCGGGTCTGAAATGAGCTTTAGCGAAGCCTTCAAAGCCGCACGCGCTGTGGCTAAAAGAGAAGGCCGCGACCCGGACAAGGAGCAGTTCACTTGGAAGGGTAAGAAGTACAAGGCAGAGATGGGCGGTGGTAGCAAAGACTCTGCCCCCTCTCGTGTAACGAAGACTGAAACGACTACGGAAGTTGAGGCTCCCGCTTCAAGCGGCGCTCGTTCTGGCGGTCGTGGCAGTAAGCCGGGTTCGGCTAAGGTTGGTACGGGACGCTACGATGACCCGACTTCCAGTTACATGGACCGTGTGCTTTCTCCGTTCAAGCGTTTGACGGGCGGCAATCTTTTCGGTCAGCGCGAAGTTGAGCGAGTTGCCAAAGGTGCTGGCGTTGGCACGGAAGAGGCTCGTCGCAGATTGCGCGAGGCTGGCATGAACCGTGGCGGCAGCGTCAAGAAGATGGCTGGCGGCGGCATGGCTCGTTCTTCTGCTTCCAAGCGTGCTGATGGTATTGCCCAGCGTGGCAAGACCAAAGGCCGAATCATCTAAATATGGATCGCATCCCTAAGTACACCGCAGGGATGTTTAAAAAGAAGATGTCTCGATTTGGGGCATCTTCGATCCGTATGCCGCGCATGGCTAAACCGCGAATTAAGAAACTTGCGGGCGGCGGAAACGTAGATGAAGAAGTAGTTGCTTACGATCCGCGAGATCCAAAAGTAGCCGACCTTCTAAAGCGCATGGATGTACCTTACGAAGACATCGTAAGACTGCGTAATCGTGCGGTCGTGAAAGGTAAAACCGGGCCGTATCGTGGCAGCGGTAAAGCGTTTAGAGAGCCGATTATTGGCTACGACCAGAAAGCTAACGAGTATTACCTGATGGGACCAGACACCCCGCAAGAGCCTTACAAAGGACGAGGGGAAAGACTGGGGAACGCGAAGGTAAGTAATAAGGCTTCTGGCGGTAGGATTCGTGGTGACGGCATCGCCAAACGCGGTAGAACCCGAGGCAAATTTGTATGATGGCTTCACGTGGAATGGGCGCTATAGCGGCAAAAAAGATCCCCCGTGCAAAGCGCAGGGGGGATAGCAAGCCTGTAATAGGCACTGGAAGACCCATTAAAACTTTCGCCAAGGGCGGCGAGAGCCGCGTGAATGAGGCGGGAAATTACACTAAGCCCGGTATGCGTAAGCGGCTCTTTGAATCCATTAAGGGCCGGGCCACGCAGGGTACCGCTGCAGGGCAGTGGAGCGCGAGGAAGAGTCAGTTGTTAGCGAAAGAATATAAACGGCGGGGCGGTGGATACAGAGACTAAAACTTGCACAATGTGCGGGGAGGAAAAGCCTCTCACAGCCTTCCGTAGTCGAGGCGGGGTGATGCGGCACTTGATAAAAAGCAGGTGCAATTCTTGTTTATACAAAGAGCATAGACGTTGGACTAAAGAAAACCCGGAGCGTATTAGAGAGTATCGAAATAGAGACAGTTGGACTTTGGCTAAGCGATGTGCCAGACGAGGCATTACACCAGAGCAACTAATTGATACTTATGAGCGTCAGGAAGAATGTTGTGCTATATGCAAAGATGGAATTGAGTTAATTGATAGTGCTATAGATCATAATCACGAAACGGGCGAGTTTAGAGGCGTTCTTTGTAAACAGTGCAACAGAGCATTAGGAATGTTTAAAGACAGCCCTAAAGTACTTAAAAATGCGCTTGAATATTTAGATTCTTTTGGAAATTACGGTGATGGCACTTAAATCTTCTCAGCAGTCGCTCAAGGCTTGGACTCAGCAGAAATGGAGGACAAAGAGTGGTAAACGATCTTCTGACACGGGCGAAAGGTATCTACCAGAAGCTGCGATCAAAGCTCTCAGCCCTCAAGAGTATGCTCGTACAACGGCTGCCAAAAGGCAGGGTAAAGCCCAAGGCAAGCAGTTCGTCGCCCAGCCCAAAGGCATCAAAGAAAAAGTAAGGCCGCATCGTAAGAGAGGTATGTGACATGGCTGAGAAGTGGATTCAGAAAGCAATCAAGAAACCCGGTGCGCTACGTGCGTCGTTGGGCGTTAAGGCTGGGCAGAAGATCCCGGCCAAGAAGCTTGCCGCCGCTGCCAAAGCTCCCGGCAAAATGGGACAACGTGCGCGTCTGGCTCAGACGTTGAAGGGTTTGAAGAAGTGAGCGAACCGACCGACATCGAGATGTTCAAGGCGCAGGTTCAGGCTGAGTTGAATCGGCTTGAGGCGCAGTCGTCCGCCAAGGATGTGGCGGGTAAAGCCATTGGCAAAGATGGTTTGAAATACATCACAGCGATTGTTGTCATCGGTGTCGTGTCTAGCCTGTTCCTTGATAACGACAAGATTGCTGCCGTTATGGGGCTGCTTGGTGCGTCCTTGACCGCCTTGATCTCCATGCTTAACGGGATCGCAGGCACGGTGGAGAAAGAAGAGAAGCCGGAGTTTGAGGTCATCAAGGAACTCATCACCAAACTCGACAAGCTGGATCGTAAAGAGCAGCCGATGCGGGTTGATGTCGAAGGCGATCACGTTACCGTCACCAAGGGTGACGATGTGGTAACAGCGAGGAAGTAATGACCTACAAAACCACAGCCACGACGGACTTCAATCTTGATCTCAACACGATCATCGAAGAGGCTTTTGAGCGTTGTGGTGCGGAGTTGCGGACGGGTTACGACTTCCGTACCGCCAAGCGTAGTCTTGGTCTATTGCTCATGGACTGGGCGAACCGTGGTATTAACCTCTGGACGCTGGAGACTGATACCCAGACTCTGACGTATAACCAAGGTACCTACGACCTCCCTGCCAACACGGTTGACCTACTTGACCACGTGATTCGCACAGGCACCGGCACAAACCAGCAGGACATCAATATCACGCGCATTTCGTCCAGTACCTACCTGTCCATCCCGAACAAGAACGCGACGGGTCGTCCGATCCAGATTTGGATTAACCGGCGTACGGGTGCGACGGATTCGACGGGTGCTGTGGTCTATCCGCAGTACACGGTTTGGCCGAAGCCTGATAACACGACGACTTGGACGCTGGTCTACACCAGACTTGTGCGTATGACGGACCCCGGTACTGGCGTGAATGGTCAGGATATTCCGTTCCGCTTCTTGCCCTGCATGGTGGCGGGGCTAGCCTATATGCTCTCCATGAAAGTCCCCGGCGCGGATGCCCGGATGCCGATGCTTAAACTTCAATACGACGAAGCGTGGGAGCTTGCGGCAGGAGAGGACCGGGAGAAGGCAGCGGTGCGGTTTGTGCCACGTGAGAGCTTCTTGGGTGGATACTAATGCCCAATCGGTTTGCAAGTGGCAAGAATGCGATTGCGGAGTGCGACCGGTGCGGATTCCGGTACAAGCTTCGTCAGTTGAAGTCTTTGGTGATCAAGACCAAGAACGTAAACATCTTGGTCTGTCCAGAGTGTTGGGAGCCTGATCAGCCGCAGTTGTCGCTGGGTCTGTATCCAGTCGATGACCCGCAGGCGCTTAGGAACCCGAGACCTGACCTGAGTTACTACGAGACAGGTAACAACGGTGCAGGCGGTAGTAGAATGATTCAGTGGGGCTGGAACCCGGTAGGTGGGGCCAGTTCATATGACGTAGGGCTGACGCCGAATACCTTGGCACCAGCCGGTGAAGTAGGAACGGTTACGGTCGTTACGACCTAGGAGATTGAGATGGCGAGCAAACTTGAAAAACACGCGGCTCTTCCGGCAAGCAAGGCTCATGGGCCGGGTCGGGTTAAACTCCGCGCTGGCGGTAAGACCAACAGCGACATGAAGAAGTACGGTCGTGGCATGGCGAAGGTGATGAACCAGCGCAGCCCGATGCGTGGCTCTTCGGGTCCGAGGTAAGCCATGAACAACATGAACAAGATCAAGCCCAACACCGAGTCGACGGGTCGCAACGGCTACCCTGAGAAGGATGTGAACAAGGGCGTCACCCACATGAAGATGAAGGGTGCTGGTGCTGCGACGAAGGGCACGAAGTTTGTGTCGCAGATCAATCTTGATACGGATATGAAGTATCGCTCGGGCTGGTCGCCGTGAATTACAGTCAGCTTTCTACACTGATTCAGGAGTATTGTGAGTCTACGGAGCAGAGCTTCGTAGCGAATATTCCTACGTTTGTGCAGGTAGCTGAAGAGCGGATCTACAACTCAGTTCAGATCCCGGCGATCCGTAAAAACGTGACAGGTACGACGACGATTAATTTCCAGTACCTTTCACTGCCGTCTGATTGGCTTTCGACGTTTTCGATGGCTGTGATTGACCCGACTACTGGAGATTACGAGTATCTGCTTAACAAAGATGTGAACTACATCCGACAAGCTTATCCGCCTCCAAATAGCACGGGCAAACCCGCGTACTACGCGATTTGGGACGATACCAGCATGATTCTCGGGCCGACCCCGGATGCCGCGTATACGATGGAACTGCATTACTATTACTATCCTACTTCTATTGTTTCGTCCTCAACTTCATGGTTAGGCGACAATTTTGAATCAGTGCTGCTCTATGGGTCGTTGCGCGAGGCGTACACGTACTTAAAGGGCGAAGCCGATATGATGCAGAACTACGAGGCCAAGTATCAGGAAGCGTTGGCTCAGTTGAAACGTCTTGGTGACGGTCTGGATCGTCAGGATGCGTACCGTTCTGGACAAGTTAGAGTACCTGTCACATGAGTTTTATGGGCGGCGCACAACTTGGTCAGGTGTTTGTACAGACCACGGATAATCGTGGCTACACTCCTGAAGAAATTGCTGAACGGGCTACTGCCCGCATTCTTCGTGCTCAAACAAGCGAAGAAATAAATCGGGTACTTATTAAGTACCTGCAAGAAGCGCAAGAATCCGAACGGATGAATGCACGGCGTAAGTTAATTGAAAATGGTTTTAACGACGCGGCAGCGCGTTTGGGAGATTAACGATGGCAATAACTCAAGCCATGACTACGAGCTTCAAGGTTGAGATCCTTGACGGAATCCATAACTTTGGTACTGGCGTGATCCGCGCTTCTACGGCTGCGGATACGTTTAAGATTGCCCTTTATACTTCGTCGGCCACGTTGAGTGCTTCAACTACGGCATATACGACGACTGATGAAGTGTCTTCGTCGGGTACAAATTATTCGGCGGGCGGCAAGACTTTGACGATTTCGCAGGCTCCGACTTATACCAGTACGACGGCGTGGCTGGACTTTGATGATGTGACTTGGGACTCTGCAACGATCACGGCGAATGGCGCTTTGATCTATAACGCGACCCAAGGCAACAAGGCTGTTGCAGTGCTGGCATTTGGCGGGGATAAGACCTCGACGGCTGGTAACTTTACGATTCAATTCCCGGCTGCGACTTCGACGACCGCTATTCTCCGAATTGCCTGATAGGACACTCACGTGTCTGTAGGCTGGGGGCTAGGCGGTTGGGGCGAATCCGGTTGGGGTTCGGTCAACAACGTCGTTGTAGCCTTTGAAGGCTGGAACGCTTCTGGCGTAGGCTGGGGCGAACAAGGCTGGGGTCAGGGCTACTCAAACCTTACTGCAACGGGTGCGGTAGGGGATGTTGTTGTCAGGGCTGAACAGAATGCCATAGTTGCTGTTACCGGCCTTCAGGCTACGGGACAGGTTGGCGATGTCTCTGTCATCCAGTCTGCCATCGTTCTTGCTAGTGGTGTTGCGGCTACTGGCGAAGTAGGTACGGTATCCGTTGTCACGGATCAGGTTCTGGCTGTTACCGGCCTTGAAGCCACAGGTGCTATTGGTACTGTTAAAGTTATTACAGACCAGATCGTTCCTGTCACGGGCCTCACGGCTACGGGTCAACTAGGCACTGTCTTTGTCGTTACCGATCAGGTTCTGGTTGTTACGGGTCTTGAGGCTACGGGCGAGACCGGCACGGTATCCGTTGTTACGGATCAGGTTCTGGCGGTTACCGGAGTCGCGGCGACCGGGGCAGTCGGTACGGTCAGTATTGCCGTAGGAATATTCGTTTACGTCACCGGGGTTGAGGCTACCGGGGCTGTTGGGACTGTTACTACCTCTGCTAACGCAAGTGCTATAGTCAGCGGGGTATCCGCGACCGGGGCAGTAGGAACGGTCAATATATGGAGTGTTATTAATACCAACCAAAATGCCAACTGGACTGGGATTAATGATTCGCAGTCGGCTAATTGGTCTGAAATTACTACTACCCAGAGCGCGAACTGGACGCAAATCGCGGCGTGAGGTAATTCAAGATGTCTAGCACATATTCAACTAATCTGGCCCTTGAGCTTATCGGCACGGGCGATCAAGCCGGTACGTGGGGTAATACCACCAACACTAACCTTGGAACCCTGATTGAACAGGCTGTTTCAGGTTACGTCGCGCAAGCGGTAGTTACGGGCACGGATACCACGATTACGATTCCGAACGGTTCTTCGGGCGTTGCTCGTAACATGTTTATTGAATTGACGGGAACGGGCGGTACGAATACCAACCTAATTGTCCCCGCCAACAAAAAGCTTTACTTCATCTACAACAACAGCACCGGAGCTGTGACGGTCAAAGTCTCCGGTCAGACGGGCATATCAGTCGCTGTAGGTGAGAAAAAGATTTTAGTCAGCAATGGTACAGACATCGTTGAAGCCACGAGTTATTTGACTTCGGTTGGTGGAAGTATTTCGGTCACGACCATCACCGCGACCTCTGGCACGATCACTAATCTCAACAGCACCTCGGCTAACATTACGACCCTGACGGGTACGACGTTTGGTACGACGGCAACGACGCAGTTGCGCGGCGCGAGTGCTCAAATCACAACGCTGACGACGACTTCTGGGACAGTCACGACGCTAACCTCGACTTCAGCCAATATCACCACGCTGAATACGACTTCTGGCACCGTCACGACGCTGGGTTCAACCTCTGCAAACATCACCACGCTCACCGGCACGAGCGCGACCATCACAAATATTCTGGATGGCATTGGCAACGTCCGAAACATCCCGTCTGCCGGTGCAGCCAAGACTTC